CAGGTAGGTCGCCAAAACGGAAAAAGCAAACTTATTGAAACGCGTATTGCTTATGAACTATTACAACCTAAAAGACATGTTGCCTATACAGCTCAAGATCGTAATATGGCTAAAGGTAAATGGGAAGAACATTTACTAAGTTTTCAGATGTCGCCTAAGTTTGCTAAACGCATTGCTAGGGTATCAAGGGTTAATGGCAGTGAAAAGATATACATGCGTAATGGCTCAACTTATGGAATTGTTACACCTAATGATAAAGGTGCACGCGGCCTAAGTTTAAATCTTATGGTTATTGATGAAGCATTAACCCATCCACTATCACTTATAGCTAACTTACAGCCAACCCTTGCAACTAAACGCAATGGTCAATTATGGATTTTATCTAATGCCGGCAGGCCTGGAGAATCAGAGTTATTAGAACATTACCGGGAGATAGGCCACCGCGAAATAGCCGAACCACAAAACAAACTGGCATGGTTTGAATGGTGTCCATCAACAGATGACTTTGATTATATGGATCAAGAAGTGTGGTATCAGGCTATACCTTCATTGCATGAAGAAAAGGGTGTATTGCTAGATGCAGTAAAAGAAGCCGCTACAACTAACAGCCCTGAGATATTTACAAAAGAATGGTTAAATGTTTGGCCATCAAGGGATGCAGTACAGGTGATCAATACTGAATTGTGGGATTCTTTAGCTAGAACAGATATTGCAGTAGGCAATCAAATTGTGTTTGGCGTGGATATATCGCGTGAGCGTGATAAGGCTTCTATTGGTGCATCAGGCTTAGTAAGAGATTTTACGCCGGTTGAGTTGATTGAATGTAAAGAAGGCACATCATGGGTATTACCACGCCTAGTTGAGTTATGTAAGAGATATAACACAAAGGTAGTAATTGATACTGGATCACCAGCGGCTTCACTTATAGCTGAACTGGAAAAGGAAAACATAGGCGTTATGTCTATCCACTTGCGTGATTACGCTATGGCATGTTGTTCATTTTATGATGCAGTACAAGCTAAAACTATATGCCACCTGGATGATCCCAATTTAAAGACAGCTATTATGGGTTCAACTAAACGGTCATTGGGTGATTCCTGGGCATGGAATCGCCAAAGCACAACTAACATCACGCCACTTGTAGCGGTTACGCTGGCACGCTATGGTGTAGTAACAAAAATAGAAGATCAGCCCGTTGCAAGGAGTAAAATCTACTAATGAAATACATACCATCAGTTTTACAAGTAATAGGTTCTTTACTAATAGTTGCAGGTGTCGCAACAATTAGCCCACTAATCGCGGTAATATTATCAGGTGCATTTTTAGTTTTATTTGGAATTGCTTTGGAAAACAGAGGTAAATAATGCTAGGCCGATTGCTTAAAAGACAAATTCAATCATCTATGGTTTACACATCTTCCGGGTATGTAGATTCTTTAGGTAGGGTTGGCCGATTCTTTGAAGGTAATTGGGCAGGTGCTTATGTAGATCAAAACACCGCTTTAGGAATCCCGGCAATTTACCGCGGCATAACTTTAATCAGTGATGCGATTGGTGCGCTTCCACTTTGTGCATATCGCAATAAGCGCGAAGTATTACCAACACCACAAATTTTAATGCGCCCAGTGCCAACTGAAACCCGGATGGAAACAATTAGTGCAATGGCGGCCGCTTTAATTATTCATGGTAACTATGTTGCAGTATTAGGTGAACCAGGTGCTAATGGATTGCCTGATTCAATTTATCCAGTATCACCGGATCGTGTACAAGTAAGTACTGACAAAGGCAGAATCATTTACAAGATTGATGAGCGTACTTACGATCAATCAGAGATTATGCACATTAAGAATTTTACTTTGCCAGGTGATTTAGTTGGTAAAGGTATATTGGCTGTTGCTAAGCAAGCATTGGGTAAAGAGATTGCAATCAATGAATACGCATCAAGATACTTTGATGGTGGCGTAAATCCAACAGCGGTTATTAAATCTGCAAACCCTGATCTATCACAAGAAGAAGCTGATGCGTTAAAGAGCGCATGGATGGCAATGTACTCATCACGCAATAGATCACCGGTAGTTATGAACTCATCAACTGATTTTGAAGTATTAAGTTCTAATGCGGCTGAATCACAATTAGTAGAAGCACAAACAGCCGGACTAACAGAAGCGGCAAACATTTTAGGTTTACCGCCCTATTTCTTAGGATCACCTAATTCAAGCCGCACTTATTCAAATGTCGTAGAAGAAAATTTACAATTGATTAAGTGGTCAATCCAGCCAATCGCTGAAAGAATAGAAGCGGCATTTTCTGATCTACTTGTCCGGGGTCAAACAGCCGGCTTTAAATATGATTCATTATTAAAAACAGATACAGCAAGTAGATATAACGCTTATGCAACTGCCTTGTCTAATGGCTTCTTATCTGTTGATGAAGTTAGAAATTATGAAAATCTTGATCCTATGGATTATGAAGAAGGGGATGAACAAGAAAATGAAGTAGAAGGCGTGGATGATTCATTACAAAGTGATGTAGTAGATACAGTAGAGGATGAAAACTATGTCTGAGGAAAAAATGGAAAATAGAAATTACTCAGTAAATTTAGAGCTTCGCGCCAATGGAGATGGCCGCACTATTTTTGGTATTGCCGTGCCTTACAATAAAGAACAGCGAATCACCAGCACAATGATTGAAGTATTTAGAAAAGGCGTGTTTGCAGAAGTTATTAAAGCACCGCACCGGGTCAAACTTCTCAGGGGTCATGGTGAAAACAATGTGTTAGGCCGTGCCACATTACTTAGGGAAACTGAAGAAGGCCTATATGCTGAATTTAAAATTTCAAAAACGCGTGAAGGTGATGAAGCGTTAGAGTTAGTCAAAGATGGCGCGTTAGATCAATTATCAGTTGGATTTATGCCGATCAAGAATAAAAAACGGCCTGATGGGGTTATGGAAAGAATCAAAGCACATTTGGCAGAAGTATCACTTGTAACCTTTGGTGCTTATGGCGAACTGGCCAGCATTACAGGTATGCGTGATGGCCAACCACAAATGACACCTAGACTAGATGAAGCAAGGAAGATATTAGATGCCATACAGCGTAGTAAGTAACCACCCTGAGTGTGAAGGGTATGCAGTTGTAAAAACTGATACCAATGAACTAATGGGTTGCCACAAAATGCAATCCCAGGCTGAGGATCAATTGACCGCAATTAACATTTCAGAGTATGGTGAAAACCGATCTGAAAGCGTAGAGCAGGTAGAAGAAAAATCAAGATTTAACACTGCCCTACAAATACTAAAAGATTTAAAAAAAGAGATATAATTTTGTCAAGTCGTAGAACACCTAACCCCGATTACCGGCGCGTTACACCTTCTCACTAAAACAACTAACTAATAGGAGAAACATGTCTAATACTTTTCTAACTTCTCTCCGTGAGAAGCGCGAATCAAAGACATCTCTAATTCAGGCAACTTTAGATCGTGCGGCAGAAGAAGCACGCGATCTATCCGAAGTTGAGTTGGCTAATGTAGAAGCCCTTAACCTAGAGATTAAAAAGTTGGATGAGCGAATTGAGCAGATGTCCGATATTGAAATACGCAATCAAAAAGCCGCTGATCTAGCCGCTAAAGTTGATGCAAACATTGAGCCAAAGAAAGAGGCACGCGCCGGTGGCTTTATTGTTACCAGTGAGGCACTTACTTACTCAGAGAGATCAAACAATGATTTCTTAACTGATGCACTAAAAGCACAATTTAAAACAGATGGTGAAGCTAGTGCGCGCATTGCACGCCACCAACAGGAAATGGCAATTGAGAAGCGTGCAGTTGGTACATCCAATTTTGCAGGCTTAGTAGTGCCACAATACCTAGTTGATCTGTATGCACCATTAGCACGCGCAGGCCGCCCATTTGCGGATGCCGCACGCAAGCATCAATTACCAACACAGGGTATGTCAGTAGTTATCTCTAAGATAAATACCGGCACAACTACTGCATATCAAACATCACAAAACACAGCCGCAGTATCACAAGATATTGAGGATACAACTCTAACTGTAAATGTAAACACAATTGCAGGCCAACAATCAGTATCTAAGCAAGCATTGCTACGCGGATACAACATTGAGGGAATTGTTTTAGGTGATTTGATTCGTGATTACCACACTAAGTTGGATAACTCACTTCTAAATGGTACAGGGTCAAATGGTCAACCATTAGGACTTGTAAACATGACAACTGGAGTTCTAGTAACTTACACCGCTACAACCGGTACAGTTGCAGGTTTGTATCCAAAGATTGCAGATGCAATTCAACAGATTCAAAGCAATATCTATGTAAATCCAAATGCAGTAATCATGCACCCACGCCGTCTAGGATTCCTATTAGCCGGTGTTGATAGTTCAAATAGGCCGTTGATTGTGCCGCAGGCATACAACCCTATGAACGCAATGGGTACAGGTAACGGCACACCTACTTACGGTAACTCAGGTTATTCAATTCTAGGATTGCCAATTATTGTGGATGCTAACATTGCAACCAATAAGGGTACAAGCACAAATCAAGACACAATCTTTGTGGTTGATTTGAATGAAACCCATCTATGGGAAGAAGCCGCCGCACCAACTTATGTTACATTTGAAGAACCAAATGGCAAGGTTGCAATTAATATCGTTCTATTCGGTATGTCAGCATTTACCGCAGAGCGTTATTCAAAGGCTGTTGCACAAATTAACGGTACAGGTTTAGCAACACCAAGTTTCTAAACCAATAAGTTTCCAGGCCGCTACCCTTCCAGTGGCCTGGATTCTAACTATGATCGGTATTTAATGAATGGAGTTTGTCTAATGTCCCAGGGCAGTACAGGATTTGGATACCGATCATGGCTATAACAAATGGATATGCAACATTAACTCAAATTAAGGCTTACATGTCTATATCAGATAATACTGATAATGACTTGCTAGAAGATTTGATTGAATCAGCATCAAGATCAATTGATCGGATTGCTAACAGAAGATTTTATTTAGATGCAACGGCATCAGCACGGCTTTATCGTGCTTACTCAGATATTTTTGTTTATGTAGATGATATTGGCACTACATCAAGTTTAGTTGTACAAACCGATTCAAATGGCAACGGCACATACGCAAAAACTTTAACTTTAAATCAAGATTACATTTTAGACCCATTAACCGCATCATCTTTAAACCGGCCATTTACCCAATTAACTATGGTATCTAATACCGAAACCTGGCCGATATTTCCAGGGCTAACACAAAATGGATTACGCCCAGGTGTACAAGTAACTGCAAGATGGGGCTGGCCGTCAGTGCCGGATGATATAAACATGGCCTGTTTAATTCTTACCGCTGATCTATACAAGCGTAAAGATGCCCCAGGTGGAATTTTAGGATTAGGTGATTTAGGTGTTGTAAGAATGTCCCCAATCGGTAGAGATGTAACCGCAATGGTTAGAGCATATAAAAAAGAAGTGGTTGCATGACCCCAAGTACAGTTAGAGATAATTTGAAAACTGCACTGCAAGCAATAACCGGCTTGCGTGTATTTGATTATGTGCCTGATTCTACAAACATACCAACCAACAACGCCTTTGCAATAGTTGGCCAATTATCTATGAATTATGATTACACATTAAACCGGGGCTTTGATTCAGCATCATGTCAGATCATTGTTGTAGTTGGTAGAATGAGTGAAAGAAATGGGCAGGAAAGATTGGATGGGCTACTTGCTTCATCCGGTTCAACTTCAATCAAAGCCGCCGTTGAAGTTGATAAAACTTTAGGTGGTGCTGTACAAACGCTCAGGGTTGTGTCTGCTTCCCCGGGAACAATAACATCCGCTAATATTGACTACCTAAGTTATCAATATTCAGTAGAGTTGATAGGTTAGTAACGAAAGGAAAAATATGGCCATATTTATGGGTAACAAAGTTGCCGTGATTGTTGGTACAACTACCATTACTGATCATGTCAGCACTGTAAGCCTAGCACGCGAAATTGATCAAGTAGAGATCACCGCAATGAATGACAATGTACAAAACATGATTGGTGGGATTGAACGCCCAACGCTTAATCTT